AGCAACAGAAGGTACTCCATCAGGTGTGTCTCTGGAGAATATGATATTCGGTCAACGATTGAATACTTCTGTACCTGGGACTTTGAATGCATATACTTCATATGATGCTCAGGTAAATGAAACCTATCGTAAATATAATTCATTTGCTCAATTTGGTTGTCAACAGCTCAGATCAATTATAGATTTGCGAACTGCTTTTATTGGTGGTGAAGGTATTTCTGTATCTTGTGAAGATGAAGCCACATCAAATTGGATAGAAAAATTTTTAGATCGTAATAGAATGAATGGTGCTAATTTTATTAATGCAGTAAAAGGTGGTGAACTTGCAGGTCAGAGTTTAATGTTTTTAAAAATGTCAGCGTGGATTGATGGAAATGAATATGTTAAAATGTTACGAATACCTTATGATACTGATCAACCTTATAAACCAGTCTATAATGATAAACTTACTCGTGATGAAGTGATAGACATTTTAATAAAGAATAATGATGGTTTATGGATTTCTGCGGGTTTATCTAATTATACATATATTCGTACCGGTGGTGATGATGTTAATGCATATGGACCAGTCACTAAAGTAGGTACGGTGTTGACTGATCTTGAGAATTACGATCGTGCATTAAAAGATATTCGACGAATTAATCATATATTGGCACGCATAACACCAAGATTTAAAACAACAAGTGATTCAGAAACTACAGCGCTGAAAAAGAATCTTGAAACTATACAATGGAAAATAGGTCAAGCATTTATTGGTCAAGCAGATTTTGATTATGCAACACCAGACTCTGGAGCACATAATAATCTTGTTATAGAATTGACTGCTACAATAAAAACGATTTCATCAGTAACTGGTGTCCCTGTTCACTGGCTCGGGTATGTTGATTTAATGTCGAATAGATCGACGGCAGAAACACTTTATGAATTGATAAAGAATGCTACCGCCAATGAACGAGCAGAATGGGAAGTATCAATATATGATCTAATTACTAAAGCACAGGTTATGTATATTGATTCTGGCGGCAATGAACTCAATAAAATCAATTATGACTTTGAGGTCAAATTACCTCTAATTGATTTTGGTGATTTTGTGAATCGTGTTCGTGGTCTGTCAATGGCGTATGCTGATGAAGCAATTTCTATTGACGATTATAGAAATGCTTTGCCGGGTATCAATCCAATTAAAACAAAACGAGCACTTGAAAAAGAACGTGAAGAAATGGAAACTCGAATAATGGCACCAATAAATCCTATAATTCCTATTGGTAATATTGTTGAAGATAATGAAGATGAACAGGAGGAACCCGATGAACAAAGTGATAACACTTAAAGATGTCAAAGTAAAAAATGAAGTAGTGACTAAATCAAATAAAATTATTACAGTAAATGATCTTAAGCCTAAAGTGGAAGAAGTAAAAATAGCAGAAAAAGAAGAAGTAGAAAAAGAAGAAGTAGAAAAAGAAAAACCAATTTCAAAGGCCGAACAGAAAAGACGTGATGAGCGTGAGAAAGCACTTGCACGTTTGAAGGAAAAGAATAATGCCTAAATATGAATTACCCTTAAGTGTAGCAACACCTGATGGGCGATTGATAATAGCTAATATAAGAACTCATAATGGAATAGTTATTATTTCTATTGGATATTTAAAAGAAGTAGAACTTGACAATCCATCTTTTGCTAAAGATGGTAAAATATTATTGAAATGTAAAATAAGCAAGTATGAAGAAATGATTATAAGATTAACAAGTTATATTGAACACCTCATTTTAAAGGGGATGGCAGATGAAAGTTTATATACAAGCCTTGGAGGTCGGTCTCGACCCCGAAGAAATAAAAAGCAAAATATCAAAAGAAAAAATGGAAAGCTTGAAGGGAGGTTTGATTCAAGCATACACACTGGCTCACGAGGGGGAGAGCAGACCGAGGGTATTGCAGACGGGGTCGACGTCAAAGATGTATTGGCCGAAGTCAGTGATTCATCGATTAGCCGAGAAGATTAAAGAAGGTATCAAGTTTTTTATAAATCATGGCAAAGATAATTCACATGACAACAGAGAATCTGTTGGGGAGGTATTATCATCATTCACAAAAGAAATAAATGGAAGATTGTCGAATATCATCATTGGTTATTTCCCAGATAAAAATATTGTAAAGGAAATGGATGTATGTTCAATGGAGGCTGACATTGAATTACATGATGAAACTTTAGTTGAGGATGTAGATAATATATCAGCCATCGCTCTTGGAAATAGCAACTCGTCGAGTCCAGCATTTCCTGGAGCATTGCGATTAAACGCAATTCAATGTTTTGAAGAACCCAAACCAAACTCTGGAGAAGAGGATAAAACAATGACTTTTAACGAAGTGAAAGATGCAGTAAAGAACATGAATATTCGCCCTTGGCAACTCTACACACTCGATGAGTTTAAAGAGGATAGAAACCTCGCTAAAATCTTCGAGGAAAATACAAACCTGAAAGCTGAGAACGAGAGGCTTACAGGTGAAAATAAAACTATAAAAGATACTAGTGCTGATGCTATCAGAAAAACAGCAATTGCAGAAGCAAAAACTAATCTCAATAAAATTGTGAAAGATGCTGGTCTTACTGAGCGTCAACGCAATTATATTGATAAAATATTTGATCCCGAAAAACTTGAGGATCTTTCTGAAACTGGTTTAAATAAATTTATTGAAGAATCAAAAAAAGATTATGCTGAAACGGCAAAACTCTTTGGTGCAAAAGATGAAGAGATGCCAACTAAGCCTACTTCACCCAACTCGTCGAGTAGTGAAGAAGCGCTTGAATTAGAAGCACTTAAACTTATAGGAGTAAAATAATATGGCTTTTGAACTTCTCTCTAAAAATTACAAATCTGTTGAAGCCACATTGGCTGCAGATAAAGCCGCTGGAGATTATTTTGTTCAAGGTAATCTTCGTGGTTTTGTAATTGTTGATGTTGATTATTCAGAACAGCCGCAGACCACGGTCATATTCGAAGCTGAACTTGTTAAATGCGTAAAGGCGGCAGGTGAAGCATGGGTTGCAGGTACATCACTCTATTGGTCGGGTACTGCAGTGACGACCACGGCGAGTACTTATGACCTGATCGGATTTGTAGCGAAAGCTGCAGCGTCTGCTGATGTCATTGGATATATGGTTTTTGATGGTCGAGCAGAAGTACTCGTAACCTAATAAAACATATTCACAATAATTCAAACCAAATTAACAAGGAGTAATTAATGGACCTTGAACGCATGTTCGATCTTGTCGTACATATTGCCGAGAACTCCGGTGAAGATTATGTATTGGACAAAGCAAAAAATATCGTGCTCACACCAAAACTTCAGCGCAGAGTTATTGCTAAAAGTATTCAGGCTTTTATGCAAGATGTTGGCACGCCGATTGACCGAGAAAAGAAAGTTGCAATTCAAGCATTCACTGGTTCAAGTGAATTGCCGCAGCTCACGAGTGACGTATTTAATGTCACACAGGCCGCTCCCAATTTTGACACCTATTGGCAGGCCGCATTCAAAGGAGTACCACTTCGCAAAGGACAGTTGACTTGGGAAATTGCTGATGTTGCTGCTGGTCTTAGTTTTGAAATGGTACCTGAAGGCGGGAAGGCAAAAATATATTCAATCAGCGGTTCATCGGCCACTGTCGGAATAAATAAATATGGTGCCGGTGTTGGCATCACCTGGGAAATGATCGAAGGTCGCAAACTATATCAGTTTGTTGACTTGATGCTTACGGTTAGAGCACAGCTCAATGTTCTTTGGGCCAATACCCATTATGCATTGATTGCTACAGCTGGTGCTGCAAGTGTTGTTGATTATCCCGGTCTGGTCACTGACCCTGTACTCGACAGAGATATCGGTGCATTGAATAATGCATATCTTGAAGTCGGTACTGTTTGCAAAGACAAGGGTTATGGTGACACGGCAAATATGCCAATGATTTGTATTGCGCAGCCCGCACTCAAGGGACGTATCATGCATGCGATTAATGCAACTCAGGTAGAGGTTTCAACTGGCAGAGCAGTTGGTGCTACTGGTGTTCCTTCTGGTGGGCAGGTATTGAATTATCCAATAATTCCTTACTTCACTTTCAATGCAAATATCGTTGCGGCTAAAGCTTACATGATTCTTCCCGGAAATAAAATACAGAACTCAGTTTATCTGAGGGAACTTGGTTTGCAGGAGCAGGACATTTCTACTCTCTCGCAGATTCGCACTTACTGGACGGCCTTTGGTGCGGCAATAGGTGATGCAGATCAGATTGCCCGTGTTGATATGGCCGACTAAGTAAAAGGATAAATAAATGCCATTGGTCGTCGGTACTAACAGTTGGGTTACATTGGCAGAAGCATTTACTCATTTATCATCCCGTATGGGATCGAAAGATTGGCTTGACCTTGATCCGGATGGCTCCCCGGGTCTGCCAACTCGTGAGTCAACACTAATAGAATCATTCTATTGGTTGTCTAATGATCTGTCATATTCAATACCTAACTCGTGTACCGACGACCTTGTTAAACAAGCACAGATGGAAGGAGCCCTTTATTTATTGAAATATTATGATGAGACACAAGATCATGAAGCTGCCATTGCTCAAGGAATTAAATCTTTTAGTTATTCAAAGCGATCAGAAACATTTGGAGAAGCACCAAGAATACCTACAAGAATTGTAGGTCTATTAAAAAATTATAGAACTGATAGTGCTGGTGTAATTCAGTTACTCGGTGAGTATGATGGCTAATTTTCCTAAAGGTGGTAAGAACTCTCTGTTTGAAAAAGATTTCGCAGAGAAGTTTATTCCATTAAAAAAGAAATTAACTACTCTTGAACTTAAATTACAGAAGATTATTCTACTTTCTTTAAAGGATCCAAAAAAGTCTGCAGTATATTGGAACAAGATAAGAAAGGAAATTGAAATTGTTTATAAACAAATGAATGTGGTATTTGAATCTTGGGCTAAAATAGAATTACCAAAGAGATATGCAGCAAGTTTAAAATTGATTGATAAAGTGATAAAGACTACTGCATCAATTATTGAGAAAGCAAAAGTACCGGCAAATACTTTATTACATTCAGGTGCGAGTCGACAGATTGTTCAAGCTTTATATCGTGAGGCAGTTGAGACTTTTGCAACTTCAACGACTCTCGGTATGAAAAATGCTTTTACTTTTACTCGTTTGACTCAACAAGCATTGCTTGAAGAAGGCTTAATTGATATTACTATTGCTGAAGGTTTTGCAGAAGGTAATTTAAACACAGGTATAGGTCGATTGTCTAAATTGTTTAAAGAACAACTCGACTCCATTAATGGTGGTCAATATGTTCAAGCAGGACGATATCGATATAAACCCTCATATTATGCGGAGATGGTTGGACGAGTCAAGTTTCATGATGCACATTCAGAGGCCTCGCTTTCTCAAGCAAGAAATCATGGAACAGATCTTGTGCAGATATCTTCACATAATACGACGACAGCAATTTGCATTGACTATGAAGGGCGAGTCTATTCTATTAGTGGAGATGATAAACGATTCCCACCATTAGATAATACTCCACCATATCATCCCAATTGTTTGCATTTAATGTATCCGACTTTTGAAAGTGCAATGGAAGTTCAGGGAACACTTGATAAGTTTTCTGATTTCAGTAAGGGTCGAATTGATCGACCGCCTGTTCCTGCAAGTTTTATTCCATCAAAGAATAGGGTATTAATTTGAGTATTTTATTTACTGATAAAGTTCAGATACTCACGGTCACTCGTAATACAACATATGGTACTAATACTTTGAGCGATCCCAAAACATCTGTTGCATATATTGAAGATGATACATCTATACGATTTACTGGTAATGGTGAATTAGCAAAATCTATAAAACTTATAATGTTGCCTAAAGATACTAATGTAGCGATAGGCGATCATATTAGAATATTGAAACATCATGGTTTAACATTGGATGAGGAATATGTTACTGTTCAACGTGTCAGTCGTATTGGTGGAAGTCATGTAACTCATCTTGAGGTACTTGCATAATGGCATCAATAAAACCTAATATAAAAATGACTATGAATCTCGCTCCATTAAAAAGATTGCAGAGAAAATCACCTGAAGCTTTTAATAAAGCAATGGGTAGAGGTGGTATTCAATTTCTAACATGGGCAAATGTTGGAAGTAAAAACTCAACGAGAAAACCACCAATTCGTTTTGGTGTTCTTCGTGGTTCATCATCTGTATTTATTGGAAATGAATTATTGATGGTGTATCCTCAGAATATAAAAGCTGAGGCTGATGAGAGACCAGATCCTGCAAAGTCTAATGATTATGCAAAAGATTTAACTTTGACTTTTGTATGGAATACTGATTATGCTGCGAAGATGCATGAATGGAAAGGAAATTGGGGACAATTTACCGAGCAAGATGGTGATGCAGGAAATAAATGGTTAGAAGAACACTTAATAAAAGATCGTGATGATTTAATAAAGATGATTGGTAAAGAGTTTGCAAAGGAAACGGGAATATGATTTATAACCTCGTAAACTATTTGGCAACTCAATTAACTTCATTAATATTTATAGCAGATAGTTGGTCTGTAGATTCTGCGAAAGAATCAATACTAATAAAACAAACAGGTGGAGAACCTAAGCATTGGTATGATCGAACAGATTGGACAGTACAGATTTTGTCAAGGGCGGCATCATCTGTTGACGCTAAAAAGAATATAGAGTTGGTCTATGCTAAATTAAAAAATAGATTTGGTTTGACGTTGCCACAAGTCACTGTAAATGGGGAGGTATTTTCTGCAGTAATA